CCGCTGGTTGCCCAGCGAGCCGGTCGAACGATGCGGGTTGTACGCGACGGCTTGACGGCTGTCAAGTATTAGTCAAGTGAGACGGCGGGGCGCCCCTAGAAGGGCGGCAGGTCGGATTCCAGCGGGTCGGTCGTCTGCGCCATCGGCGGCGCGCGTCGCCCGTCGTCCTTGCGCTGGGCGAACTCGCTGGCGTCCTTGCCCTGCCGCTCCAGTTCGTTCACGTACGCTGCCAGCGACGCGCGCTCCTTGTCGTGGAAGCGTTCCTTCGACGGGTCGGACAGCGACCGGAGCGCCGCGCCTGCATAGAAGCGGAGCGTTTTCTCCGACGCCCCGTGGATCGGCTCGCCCTTCGACTGCCCGAACGGCGGGAACACGCCCGCCCCGCCACCGGACGCAGGCGCGCTCCTGGTCGCCGTGTCGAACGTCCCTGCGGGCGCGAGGTTCGCGAGCGACTGCGCCTCGCCCCACGGGTTCTTGAAGCCCTGCTTGAACGCGCCCAGACACGCCTGCTGGATGAACTCTGACTTGGTCACTTGGCACCTTCCTTGGTAATGGACGCGCGAATCTGCCGCGCAAGATCGTCTGCCGCTTCGACGCTGACCAGCGCCTCGACCTGACTGTTTCGCGGCGAGCAGAAGAGGAACCCGTCGGCGGTGAATGAGACGGAGCAGCGGCGGTGGGACTCGCTCGACCGTTTTTCGATGGCCTCTGCGATGTCGAGCATTTCAGCGCCCGGCCCCTCCACGTCGGCGTCGGAGATGCGTGCGGACCGCATGAACGACATCCCTCCGTGCGCTGGAGCGAACCACGACCGGCCATCGTGCTCCTTGCGCTCGATCAGCCACCAGTCCGCAATTGAGTCGGCCTTGACCAGCGACAGCATCCCGTCGATCTTGTTGACTCCGCTCACTTGCCACCGCCCTTCTTGAGTGCGTCACGCTTGGCGACCAGCGCGTCCGCGAGGTTGTCGTACACGTCCTTCGGCATGGCGTTCATCGTGCGCGCCTTCGCCGCCTTCAGGTCGTCCGCGATGTCCTTGTAGTCGTCGGGCGACTCCATGCCCTCGATCCGCTCGCGCAGCAGGTCGGCTTCCGGCGACGACGCGGCGGGCGTCTCCACGACGACGGGCGCGACCTTCACCTCGACCGGCGCTTCCTCCGACTGCTGGATCGCCGCGAACTCCTGCGCGGCGCCTTCGCTGGCGAACTCCACCTCGATCGTCTGCGCGCTGGGCGGCAGCATCGACTCCGACGACGACTTCGCCTTCTTCTGCGGCGTCACGTCAATCTCGTTGCGCTCGTCCGTCTCGATCGCGTCCGCGAGGTCGGCGGAAAGCGGCGCCGTCTTGAGTGCGCGACGGATCGCCGTCTTGATCGCCATGGCGTCGAAGTCCGTGACCCAGGGGCCGCTGCCGCTCGCCCGCGAACGATCACGGAACGTCAGCACCTCCGCGACGGTCAGCACCTCGAACGTCTCGCCGCCACCGACGTAGTGGACGACCGCGTAGTAGTGCGTCGGCTTGCCAGTGTGCGACTCGTCCGGTTCGTGGATGATCGACGGGTTCGTGCCGCGCACCTCCTTGAACAGGTCGCCCTTGCGCACGATGCCGACGCTGATCGACTTGATCTCGCCGGACCGGCGCGCGAGCACCAGCAGTCCCTTGTACCCGACGATCAGCGTGGCTTCCGCGACGCCCTTGTTCTTGAACGGGACGAGGTAGGAGTGGCCGAGCGGGCTGCACGGCTCCAGCCCCAACTGGATCGACTTCTGGACCGACGACCAGATCGACTCCGGGGTGCAGGCGGCGAGCTTTTCGTCGGCGTTGCAGGCGGCGACGACGATCTTCTGGATGCGCTCCGGGGTGATCTTCGCGGTCGGCGGCGCGCTCTGAGTCATCAGCGTGTGCCGTGCGGAGAGGAACTTGTCGATCTTGACGAGATTGCTCATTGGTCGTGCTCCTGTGCGTCCCGCAGGGAGACGCGAAGTGTTCTGCTGCCGTGCTTGTTGGCTTTCCACGTCACTTTTCCGACTGCCTTGCCGAAGTCGAGTCCTTCGGCCGACCCGATGACCGTGCAGAGGTCGGCTTTGATCCCGTCGCGGTGCGCGTTCGCCGCCTCGATCGCCTTGCTTGCCGCTTCGTACTGCCGCGCCAGCGCCACCAGGTCAGCGTCGCTGGTCGCCAGCATCCCCGCCGACTCCCGCGCGTGCAGGCGCTCCAGCAGGGACATGCGATCGTCTGCGGTGCCCTGCGTGGGCGGTTCGTTCCCTTCGACGTGCCGAGTCCACCAGCGGACGATGTGCTCGCGCAGTGCCTTGCCGATCGCGCGGTCCCGCTCGACCGGACGCAACTGCATGTCGTTTCCGTTGACCAAGTAAGCCACCACGGCGCCCGGCGCGTCCGCGACCTCCATCGCGTGCTGGACTTGCCACCAGTGGGCGCGGGCGCACCCGTCCACCATGTCTTCGTCGCCCATCGCCCGCCACTGCAAGCCGTCGATGTTCTTGCACTCCAGCACGCGTCCGTCCCCCAGCAACCCGTCAAGGTTGACCAGCATCCGCTTCGTGAGCGGGTGGTAGATCGTAGCAGGGGGGACTGACACGCTCAGACCGAGCAAGTCCGCCGCCCACTCCCTGATGACGGGTTCCAGCCTGTTTCCCGCCTCCATCCGGTCCGTCTCCACGACCTCCCGCCCGTGGACCTTGTCGAGCCAGAGGGCGAGGGGCGTGACATACGGATGGCGCCCGACAACTGCCGCCGCATCGCTCCCGCCGATCCCCTGTCGTCGCGCCTCGCGCTGAGATTCAGTCAGCAAGGCTTCCCTCAACCATCGCGTTGAAGTCGTCGCGGTCGCGCCTGTCGATATCGGCCTGTAACGCAGCGATCTCTGCCGCCATTTCCTCCATGACGATGCGGGTGGCGTCAGGGGTCGCGTGGTACGCGCAGACGGTCATTCGCGGCAGCGTCGGCTTTCCGCAGCGCGAGTAGTTGGTGCGCTCACGGCATACGTCACTCATGCTCGCCTCCCGCGTCGGGCTTCCGAAGGGCGGCGTCTGCGATGGTATGGATGTCAACCAGCGTGTTCAGCGCGTCGCCGTCCGGGTCGCCCGCAGCGTTGTCCTTGGTCATCGACACGATCGCGGACAGCGACGCCCTGAGCCGCGCGTTCTCTTCGTGCGCCACGCGCTCCGATTCCAGCGCGTCGTCCAGCGCCCGGCGCGTCGCGGCGAGGTCTTCGATCGCGTCGGCGGCGCGGGTGAAAAGCGTCTTCGCAACAGCGTCGACCTCACGCGCCGCATCGAAGTCGGTGTCTTTCTTTTGCTCGACGCCAAACGCGGACATGGGCGCGATGTGGCCGTAGTACGGGTCGCAACTGCCTTCGCTTGCCAGCACCCGCAGAACCTCCGCGTCAGTCACGGGAAGCCTCCGTCGCGGTCGGCGCCGCCATGCGCGTCAGGCAGTCGAACAACGCCTCCGCGTCGTCCTTCACCTCGCCGCCGAACTCCGTTTCGTGGGTGAAGTGGTCGTCGTGCAGGTGGTTGTAGTCCGCGCCGAACTGGACCGACGTGACCTTGCCCTCGGCATCGTGGTGCGGGCGCACCAGCGAGCATCCGCCGTGCAGCGGCACGTCCGACAGGCAATCCTCGCTCCTGTAAATGACCATCCTCGTGCCGTCGAGTCGGCGCAGTTTGCACTGACTGAACAACGGGTGCGCCGGGTAGACGTAGGCATATACGCACCAGCGATGTCCGCCGTCGCGGTTCTGATCATCACGCACAAACACCGTGAAATGCTCGACCGTGACAAGGAACGTCTCGGCGCGCATCCGCCACGTCTCAGCGTGGTCCCACTTCCGCTCAGTTCCCATCAGTCGCCCCCGTCGCGTCCGCCAGCGCGTCGCTGGGCGTCGGGCCGTCGAAGCCGCACGTCGGGGTGCACTCGCCGCTCAGTTCGCCGCAGTCCGGGCAGAGCGTGGCGAGGTACACGGCAGCGATCTTCTGCGTCGCGACAACGACGCGGCGGGCGTCGTACTGCGCGTAGGCGCCGATCATAACTGCGTGAGCGAGGTCGTTCGCTGCCTCGTCCTTTTCCTTGCGCCAGTAGCGCAGGTCGAACTTCTGCTGGTCGGTCATCTCGTCCCTCGTCTGCCGGAAGTGGCGAGGCGGGTTCTACACGGTCACTTGACAGCCGTCAAGCCCCGTGACAGAACCCGACCCATGAGCAGATCACTCGACAAGTCGTCCGCTGGACTCCACCGCAAGCAGGTCGTCGCTGCTGGCGCCCGCCTGCTCGCCTACTGCGCCGAACGCGGCCTGACGAAAGCCGAACTGGCTGAGAAGCTGGGCGTGCATCCCAGCGCGTGCTCTCGCTGGTTCACTGGCGCCCGGTCGCCGTACCCGACGCTCCGCGTCCGCATCGAAAAAGTGACGGGTATCCCGGCGAGCGCCTGGCGCACCGAAACGGAAGTCCGTTGGGAAGACTCTGTGCGCGCGCGTCGCCGGAAGCCGTCCCCGTGAGGACGCTGGCGTGGCCCTTTGTGGCGACCGTCCTGCTGTTCGTCGGCTGCGTCGCGTGGTGCCTGTCGGTCAGCAGAGGACCGATGTGCGAGTGCGGCTGTGAAGACCGTCTGCCCGACGGCGAATGTCTGGACTGCGGATTCCCCGCAGCCAAGGGAGTGAATCCATGAGTGACGAAACGATCGACGCGAACGAGGAAATCGACATTGAGTGCGCGACCTGCGCTGGCGAAGGGTCGTGGGAGTCGGACGAGTTCTCGCACCGTTCCGGGCACTACAACAAGAGCCACAAGTGCGTGGACTGCGACGGCACCGGCACGATCACGCTGACCCGCTACGCATCGCTGGACCGCGACAACGACCGGCTGATCGCTGAGAATGCGCGGCTGAAGCGCGAACTGAACGTCGCGCACGCGCGCATCGTGGAACTGACTAAGGCGCTTCAGGACTTGCGGGCTGGCGGGGACAAGGGCGCTGCCACGCCTGCGGTCCCCGTCAGCACGCAGGGCATGGCGTCGACGTTGCCCGACGGTTTCGACGCCGCGCACGTCGGGTTCGGGGTCTGACGTGATCGACCCGGAGACGACGAACGGGACACCGGGACAGGCGATGGCGACCTACGGCGTACTGCGTTCGCCCAAGGAATCGCACAGCGTCGAGGTCGTGAAGCAGGGGCCGGGCGGTTGTCTGGTCGTCATGCAGGGCAAGATGGACGGCTGGAGTCTGTGGCGCTGCGATGCGGAGCGCGTCACGAACGACACGGTGCTGAAGCAAGTCAAGTACGCCACGTCGCGCGAGGAGTTGTTCGATGCCCCCTAGGATGACCAAGCCGTTCCGTCTGAAGACGGACGCAGAAGTCGCGCGTGCGATGCGCCCATCGGTCGCCAAGAAGTCGGAGCGCGAACTGGAGAAGCAGCGGCAGGAAGAGGGGCGCGTTCGGTTGGAGGCGGCGGGATGGACCGTCCTTCGTCGCGGCGAGAATCGCGGCAAGCGGACTGACGGGCACCATCCCGGCGAGGCGGATGACGAAGCGTTCAGGCGCGGCCTCTGCATGGGACTGGAGTGGAAGCGCGACGAGAAAGAAGAACTGCGCGCCACGCAGATCGAGTGGTATCGCCTCACGTCGCACAACATCCCGTACTTCGTCGTCTGCTCTTGGGAGCACGCAGAGCACGCCGCCCTTCTTGTGACGGAGGGCATCGTTCGGACGGGGGCGTACGACATGCGCTCTGGCGCTGCCGTGGTGCTCCCGTGACCCTGCGCTGGGACGAGGACTGCGAGATGTGGACGGCGTGGTTTGGTCCGGTGCTCATGGGCAGCGTCGAGAGGTACGACGGGCACTCATGGCGCGCGCAGGTCACGGGCAGCGGCACGCTGACCTTCCGGCGTCTGCGCGACGCCCAGCGGTGGGTCGAGAAGCGCGCGGAGGTTTCATGCTCGGCGTGAACCTGGTGAAGCGGGAACCGATCTACTACACGACGCCGGAAGACAAGGCGCTGCTGACCTACTACGCGGTCTACTGCGTCGCGTGCGGCAACGTCATCGGACGCCTGCCCTTCGCCGCGACGGATCGCGACAAGGCCACCCGCGTGAAGGTCTTTCGTGCGGCGCACTTCCGCGAGTGCTCCGAGGCGCCGCGAGGCGAGTGGGTGCCCGACGGCATGGGGCATTGGGTCCGCAAGGCGCGTCGGTCGGAGCGCGGGCAGTCGTCCGTCGTCGGCATGGTCGAACAGCGCGGCGTCGCGTGGCGCTGGATGGTGCGCGCAGGCGTCGGACTAAAGCGTCAGGACAGCGGCTACAAGGACACGCAGGGGCAGGCGATGGCGGCGGCGGACGAGTGCATGGCGACGATCATGCGGCGGGGGAAATGATGCGCCAGGAGGAACACATGAGTGAGCCAGTGAAGCCGGGAGGTCGTAGCGTGTGGGTGTCGGTCCTCGTGACCGTCGTGGCGATGCTGATTGCGAAGGCGTGCGTCAACAGCGCGACGGCACCTCGCCGTCCGCACAGCGGCTACACGGGAGGTCGGTGATGCCCGCGCCCTTGACTGAGCAGCGCATGAAGGAAATCGCGCGCGTGGTCGCCACGTCCCCGACGATGGACGGCGCCGCGACGACGCTGGGGTACGCCAACGGACGGTCGCTGACGGCCACGATCGTTCAGCGGGACGACCTGCGGCGCCTGGTTCGTGCGGCGCGGAAAGAGGCTGGTCGGCCGACCTTCGGGGCGCGCTGAACGGACTTGCAGGTAACTTGCAGTTGTGAAAGAGTCCCGAAACGACACGGCCCCCGTCGTGAGCGGAGGCCGGAGTCAGAGGCGATAGGAGGTCGCCCAGACATGACCAGCATACTGAAGTCGCTTGATTGGCGCAAGGCGGTGGCGTGATGCCGAACCGCATCCTGAAAGAGTCCCTGCTTCGATCCCGGAAGGTCGCGCTCCTGACCGCCGAGGAAGAACGCCTCTTCACGCGTCTGATCCTGACCGTGGACGACTACGGCAGGTTCTACGCCGACCCGGCCATCGTGAAAGCTGCGTGCCTGCCGAACATCGCGGACACCATCACGAACGACCTGGCGCGGGCATGGCTCGACCGACTGGACGAGGTCGGACTCATCTCGCGCTACGTCGTAGACGGGGAGGTTTACCTCGTTCTGTTCCGGGCGACTGAGTTCAACAAGACTAGGGCAAAAGAACCCAAGTTCGCGCCTCCAGAAAAAGGCCAACGATTCTCCATGCTTGCATCTGCAAACATCCGCGAGCATCTGCAAACATCTGCGAGCATCCGCGAGCATTTGCGCCCGTATGCGGATGCGGATGCGAAGACGGATTCGAATGCGGATGCGGATGCGTCGGCCGCTGTCGCGACCGAACGGGCAGCATCATCACCTTCGGGGAGCGACCTGTTCGGTCAGCCGATCATCGACCCGATCGAGGCGAAGGTCGACGCAGTGCTCGACAAGTGGTTCAAGACCACCGGGCAGACGACCGCCAAGATTCGCGGCGACGGGGCGGACACGAAGCGCAAGCGCATCCGCGCTCGCCTGGCCGAAACGAACGGCGACCCGACGGACCTGCTCGCCCTGCTGGATGCGTGGCTCTCCCACCCGTTCTACGGGCCGACCGGGAAGAACATCACCGAGGTCGACAAGTTGTTCCGCAACCGGGACCGAGTGGAGGAGATTCTGAGCGAGGCTAGGCAGCGGAAGGGGTCGGCCCCTCCGATCGCGCCCACGGGGCCGCGCGGGGCCTTCCTGACGCCCGGCGTGGGGTCTGTCCGGGAGGAGCGGGACTACTCCAAGCCGCCGCCCCCGAAGCCTGTCCTGCCCGAATGGACGGCAGAGGCGGCGCTGGCGAGGGCGCTCGTCCAACCGTCCTTCGCCCAGAAGCGCCTCGCCGTGCCGTTCGGGAAGTCGCTTCCGGACGGATTCCAGATTCCGGACGGCGTCGAAGTGGTCTACCTGCCCGACCCCGGTCCCAAGCCGCTCCGGTTGCAGGACATCGTGGGGGCACCGTGAACCGCGCGCCGACGCTGAACGACGACGACGCGGAGCGTGCGTTGCTTGGGTCGATTTTCCTATCGCCCGCAATCGTGGACGATGTGAGCGAGGTTCTGTCACCGGACGACTTCGGGCGCGAGGCGTTTGAGCTGATCTTCCGGGCTTGCCTGACGCTTGCCGGTCGCCGCGACGTGGTGAACTACCTCACGGTCGGGACCGCCCTCCGCGAGACGGGCGACTACGAGCGGGTGGGCGCCTCAACGCTGGTCGCCCTGGACACCGAAGTCCCAGCGAGCGGCAACTGGCGATCCTACGCCTCGACCATCCGCGACCTTTCGCTCCGCAGAAAACTGACGGCAGCCGCTTTCGAGATCATCGAGCACGCCCGTGACACGACGCGCCGAGTGGTCGACGTGGTGGGCACGGCAGAGACAACGATCCACTCCGTCAGCGACCGAGGCAACACGGCGAAGGCCAAGCGGTTCCGCGAGGCGCTGAACGACGAATGGGTCGAGTTGCAGGCCCTTGCTGACCGTCCCGAAGGGATCACGGGCGCCGCGTCGGGCTTGACTGAACTGGATCACCTGACCGCTGGGTTCCAGAGGTCGCACCTGGTCGTGGTCGCTGGTCGCCCTGGGATGGGCAAGTCGGCTCTCGCGATGGGCGCCGCAGTCAGCGCCGCGATGGAGGTCAAAGACGACTCCGAAGCCGTCGGGATTTTCTCGATGGAGATGAGCGCGTCGGAGAACATCCGACGCATCTTGAGCAGCGAATCGAGGGTCGACGGCACGCGCTTCCGCGATGGTCGGTTTACGGGCGCGGACTGGCCGAAGATGGCGAACGCCTCTCAGCGCCTCGTCAACATGCCGCTGTATCTGGACGACCGCGAGGGACTGTCAGTACCCGAAGTCCGTGCGTCTCTGCGTCGCATTCGATCGCGTCACAAGCGCATCCGCATGGTCGTGATCGACTACCTGCAACTGATGCGGACGGTCGACGCTGGGCAGAACCGCGAGCAGCAGGTTGCAGAGTTCAGCCGTGGCGCCAAGGGCATCGCCAAGGAGTTCGATTGCCCGGTGCTGGCGCTTTCGCAACTGAACCGTGGGTTGGAGTCACGCGCCGACAAGCGACCGCAGATGTCGGACCTGCGCGAGTCCGGCGCGATCGAGCAGGATGCGGACCTGATTTTGTTCGTCTACCGCGATGAGGTCTACAACAAGGACACGGAAGACAAGGGCGTCGCGGAACTGATCATCGGCAAGCATCGTGGTGGCCCCAAGGGAACCGCACGGGTAGCGTTCGATGGTGCTTTCACGACGTTCCGCGACCTGCCTAAGCCGAATGGGTTTTGACTTGGATTTCCAGCCGATTTTTGGAGTGTGACATGCGCCCGATCGTGACCCTTGAAGCCGAACGTCCCCGCAACGCCCGACTCTGGCCCGAAGGCACGCCTGCTGCCGGATCGACCGTGCAGCGTCTCGCCGTCCCTGCGGCGCCGTTGGGCGTTGCTCGCACGCCTGGCGGCGGGATGGGCGCAGCCAAGGTGAAGGCACGACGGGAGAAGTTGCGCAGGATTTTGCCTTGCCGCATCGGAGACGCGCGACGACTGCTGCCGCTGTACGGTGCAATCACTGACCGTCCCGACAGGGTTGTTCGCCGCGACATGCTGGCGATCGGCGCAGTCGAGCAACCTGGCGGCATCTGGGCGCTGCCGTGAAGTTGGGGCGGATTTCAGCAGTCGTGGAGGATGCGCGATCCGAGGCGGGTAAGGGCGGCGTTGAACTCTCGGTCCCCGGTGTCGTCGCATCCGTTCGCGGCGTCGCACACAAGCGCGAACGCTGCGTCACGGTCGAACACGGTCAGGCGTCGGCCGTCGAGTCGCATCGCGTCGAGCGGGCTTGCCTCGCCAAACGCGAGCGCAGCATCGACGTGGCACACGTCCAGTATCAACACATCGACGGCGCTTGCCTGTATCTCGCCAACAGTGATCGTCTTGGGCATGAGTCGGGCTCCAGAATAAAACGGGTTTGGGCCAAAAATGCTGCGGATTTACGGCAGTTGAAAGGCGGGCAAGTGAACGCTGAACCTCAACGGTGGTTCGTCTGGTGCGTCGACTCCTCCGGGCGCTGGGCGTTTGACGCCAAAGGCGCGACGCTGAACCCGAAACGAGCGCAGGCGCGCGCCTGTCTTTGGGACGCGCTGGGCGTTGCAGCTTGCGTCCTGCCGTCGGGGTCCGACCCTAACGACCCGGAAACGATCCCGCCCGACGCGGTGCCACCTTGGGACCAGGTCGGGCGGTACGTCGGGGTCGATGCGTGAGTTAGGCAGGAAGCGCGTCTTCGTCGCGATGATGCCCCGCGCATCCCGGCGCGCGCACACTAAGAACCCAGCGCCCGACCAAGCGGCGCCCGATTGCGCCCAGTCGGTACTCCGCGCCCGTCACGACGTAGACGGTTTCGGTGTCTCCAAACTTGCTGCGGATTTGCTCGCCCGTTCGGTGCCGAGGTCCGTTGATGAAGTCGGCAAGCATCGCCTCGACTTCGCGCACGCGGTCCAACGCGGAGGTAGTGCCGCCGGGGCGGAAGAGGCTTTCGGCTGCGGCTTTCGTCGCTTGCGCGTGCGCCGCGCGTAGGTGTTCGGCTGCGTTGAGCATGGTTCGTCTCCGGTGGGTTGCGTGCGCGCCGAAAGGCCCGTGCCTTGTGGGCGCGGACCAGTCTGGCGTTTCGGGCGGGTTTGCGCTAGGCGCGGCTGGTCGATTCCAGCCGCTTGCGGCCGTACGCTTGCGCGTCCTCAGACAGTGCGAGCGTAGCGCCGTCATCAAAGCGCCCGTCATCGTTAGAATCCACTAGGTCACCGGTCCGCTTGTCGAACTGAAACGACACGCCCTTACGCGCGCCACGCATCCCCGAGCACGGCCAACGGTCCGCGAAAAGGTCGAGTTCGGAGGGGGAGACAGAGACAGTGAAAAAGCAGCCGTTGTCAGTGAAGCGCATGGGTTTGTCCTCGTTTCAGATTGCTGGGGATTTAGGCGGGGCGGAGAGTGAGCGGACGACCGGCGACACCGTAAGAGTCGACAATCGCGCGGGCCTTTTCGATGTCGACGCGGTGCAAGCGGAGCACGACTTCACCCGTCGACGGATCGGCGCCGACCCACCGACCGGGATTGACCGGAATATCCTTTTCGGCCGATTTGCAGGCTTTCGCAAGCGGTCCAGTTCGCTGGTCCGTCTCGCCGGGAAGCGTGTAGTGCGCCAGTCGGGCGTGCGTCGCCTTCAGCCATGCGCGACCACGGGGGGAAAGCGCCTGAATGCGAGACGGTTCCACACTCCATGCCGTGCTCTTAGGACGCCACCACGTCCCCCCGGCGCCCTCAATCGCGCCATCGTTTTCGCCGGTTTCGACCAGCGGACAACGCAGCAAGGGCGCCCCGTTCGCGTCGAACGATTCCGGGGTGTAGTCGTCGGGGTGCGTGTCCGTTTCGGGCGGAGTCCAGTTTTCGAGCACGTCGGAGGCGTAGCGTTCCATGGGGTGGTCCCTCAGTGTGTGGAGAATTGCAGCGGGTTTTGAGTCGTCGTTAGGCGCGGAAGTGAGTCGTTTCGTCGCCGGGCTGTCCGGTGATCGCCCTGCGTTCGTCTTCGGTCCACGCGGGCGGGAATCCGCCCCGACGCGTCCAGGTTCGCAGGGCGCGCGCGGCTTCGTTTGTGCCGTCATCGTCGCGCGCTTCGATTGACTCGCGGTACAGGTCAAGGGCGGCTTGCGGGTCCATCGGTCACTCCGTTAAGTGGGTGTTTCCGGGCGGGCGCCCGTTCGCGAGTCGCGTCAAGCGCGGCGCACGAACGGACGGGCGACGGGTCAGCGTCGCCAGTGCCGGTCAGGCGTACAGGCGTGCCTCGCGCGCAGCGGCGCGGAGGTAGCGGTACGCAGTCGCGCGGGCGCACGGGCTGGACACGTAGCGGATCCCGGCGTCGGTGATCCGGCCGCACCACTGGCCGCCGTCGGTCGGGCAATCGGACGGACGCAGGGACGTGACCTGATCGCGGTCCCAGTCGACGCCCGTGACGCAGTAGGCCCCGTCATCCGCACGCCACACCGCAACGCCGTTTTTGCTCTTTTCGCAGGTCCAGACACGCATTGCATCCTCCGATTGCCGCATGTAGCGGCGGGGCGGGATCGCCCGTTTCCGACCCAGCGCACGGCGGGGGCAGAAACGGACGGGGGACCGTGGTCCCCACGTCGCGCTAGTCACGCAATCCAGCGAGTGCCTCGACATCATACCGGATCGGATCGAAGGGCTGACCGACATCGGTCATCGCTGCGATGACTGCGTGAGCGGCCTTCAAAGCGTCGACGGCGTTCGCCAACTTGCGCAGGGCGTCGCGGTCGTTCTGGGCTTCCATGCGCGCATGGTTGCGCTCGATGCGTGCGGCGAAGTAGGCCGGGTTGCGCGCCTCAACGTCGTTCGCGTTGACCACGCGGGGGGCCGACTCGTTGACGTAGTGGATAAGCAGTGCGCCGCCCGTTCGCCCGCCGTTGACGCCGTAGCGCCCCCATTCGATGCGGGTTGCGCCCATCGTGCTCTTGTCGATGCGGATGGTCGGGTCGATCTTCTGGAGCGCGGGAAGGTGGCGCGCGGTCAACGGCTTGCCGTCGATCGACCGCAGAAACGCCATGATCGAGGTAACGGGTTCGTCGGGTTCGTGGGACTGCGTGAGGTAGGCGAGGATCGCGGTTTCAGTGGCGCTGAGGTTGGGCATTGGGTGCCTCCGGTGCGTCGGGCGGGAAGTCCGTCCGGCGATGGGTGGTCTATAGTCATCGCTCGCGCATTCTGTCAAGCGCCATGCGCGACGCAAGACGAAAGGCCGGGAAACGTAGGCGTCTCCGGAAACGCCGGACGGTCGACAGTCGGGCAGGTTGTCCAGGTTGCGCCGCTGCCGTGGTGTCGACAGAGGGGCGCGGAGTCGAGGGGCTTGACGCACCACGCCGGACGGCACCGAAACATGCCGCTTGACAGTTTCCGAGAGTCGACCCTATAGGGACTCTCACGCCGCAATCACGCGGCTCGAAGGGAGCGAACATGGGTCAGTCACTCTGGCAGGATCGGTCAACGGGTCGGTGGGTGGTCGTTACGTCCGAAATGACGTTCGGCACGTACTACGAAGCCGAAGCGTTGGAGCAGGCGCGCGATGCGGCGGTGCAACTGGGCTGCACCATCCTGATTCTCGACACGCAGGATGGCACGACGATGCACGTGTACCCCGACGGCACGCACGAACGGTCCGCCTCGGCTCGCGTTCGGGCACGCAACGCCGCACGCCGGGCGGGGGCGTCCCGTGCGTAACCGCGTGACTCTGGACGCATTCTCAGGGACGCGCGCGGAGCTTCTGGCGCTCTTGCGCGACCTGCACAACGGCACGCAGGAAGTCGACGGGCTCACGCGGTTGCAGGCGCTCGACGTCGTGTGCGAAGTGTTGGCGGACCCGCGCGCCCTTCCGTCGGATGTCGTGTTGGCCGTTCGTGTCGTCGGCTCCCTTGCCCGTGCGGTCGGGGGTGTGTCGTGAACGTGCATCTCCGACAGGAAGTGACGGAAGGCGGGAAGCGCACTGGCGTTCTTTGGCGGTCGGAAGACTTCTTTGTGGTGCGCGACGGGCACGCCGCTGCGCAACTTGTCATCGCGGGTTGGCTTCAGGGTGGCGCGCGATGGGCCGTTGACGCGAAGTCGGGCGCTTTCATCGCTGGTCTGGGCAGGAATGGCGAGAGACTGTCCTCCGCGCCCTGCGTTTGCGGCCCCGACCACGATTGCCGCTCGACCGGGTGCGCCGACGACTGCGGGGCGTGCCAATGACCGCTGCCAAGATCGTGAACGGTATTCCCGTGTACGTCGCGCCCGGCATGGTCGGATGGGTCGCGTGGGCGGACGTTGACGGACTGCGCATCCGAGCGGCCCTCCGAAAGACTGCGCAGGCGGCGGTCAAGATCGTTGCTCGCGAAGTGCGCGCACGAACGAAGGGCGTCAAGTGACCGGCGAGTGCGCCCGCTGTGGCACTGAGTCGGATGACCTGTGGTGTCGTCTCTGCCCGTCCTGTCGACCGTCCGGAGCGGAGCGAAAGGAGCGACGCAAGCTCGCCAGGCAACCGTGCGCCGCGTGTCGCTCGCACCATTTCGTCGCCGGTCCGCTACCGTGGTGCGTCTCGTCCGGCGCGACTGAAGCGCCGAAAGGCGCGGGAAGTACTTGACGAGTGCCGGGAGCGGAGTAATCGCAGGGCGATTGCGACCGACCCGGCGCGAGTTCGAGCGGCGCAAGCCGCGAGGCTCTTGCTCTTCTCTGTCTGCGTGAGCGAGTGCGCGCGAAGGGCTCGGGAAGGGCATTTTACAGATACGCCTGTTCAGGCGTCAATCCGTCACCCGTCCGCTTTGAGTCTTGGCGCCCCACGACTGCCCGAAAGAGCGGGTAAGCGTCGGGGCGCTTTGCCGCGTCCGCTTGACGCTCGCCGCCCTTGCACAGAAACTGTGCGCCGCATACGCCAGAGACTAGAGCGTCCTGTTTTCGGACAGTCGCGGTGACAAAGTGGCAGAACCCACTGACAAAAAGACAGTCCGGCTAGCCGTCGCTCCAGGTTGGGTCGTTTCGTCCCTGTCTATCGTCCGGCGTGACTCTGGGTCTAGGGGGCGCGCCCTCTCTGCGTGGCGTCTGGCGTGGTCGGTCGCCCTAGCCGGGCCGTTCGGGGCGCGTCGACGGGCCTCGGGGAGCGCGTGGACGCACGAAACTGCGTCACGGGCCGTGCGTTGCGCTGCGTGGCGCCTCTCGGGAGGGCGTGGACCGTGCCCGGAGGCCGTGGACCGCGTGCGAGGGCGTCCCACCGCGTCCAGGTCGGGGCGTCCGGTCGTCTGCGTGGTCGCTGGGGAGTCGTGGGCGCTGGAAACGAGCGCGACCAGCGCATCAGGCGCGCGTCAAGCGTGCGCACGGCTCGGGTTGAAGCGCGCTGGCCCGGTGCGGCTCTCCCCGGACGGGACGCACTGGCTTTGCGTCGTGGTCCGGTCGTCTCGCGCCCAGTTGCAACGCCTCTCGACCGAGGACCGGCCCCCGATGCGCGCGGGTGGGCCGCGCTTGCCGCCCGTCGCGTCCAGGTGGGCGCCATCGACGGGAACCGTCACGCTGCAACGACGCGCAAAGCACTACGTCGACCCCGACGACTGGCCCGCCGACGATTCAGCGCCGCAGGCAGCGGAGCCGACGCCCGACGATGGCGGCGCGTGGGGCCAGTGACCGGAACAGACCGGAATCGCGACGATGCTGCGTCGCGTCAACAGTTTGCGTCAAAACGAAAGCCCGGTCGCGGTTCTGTCTTTGTCCATGTCCCTCCCGCACTGTCGCGGGACGAGGTCAGGAACCCGATCAAGTGAGACAGGCAGTCGCGGCCACCAGAACGCGCCAAACGCTCCCCCGGACTCGATCAAGCGACTTCGGACATCGCAGGGCAGCAAGCGTCGCGAGGTCGCTGCGGAACGAAAATGAACTTGTGTGGAGGCCGGTCAAGTGAGTTACATTGTGCGGGCGGATGACCCGCGCTGGAGCGTTCATGAAATCGACGGGAGTGATCGACATTGTGGGGAGCAGTCCGCTGCCGAAGGCGTGCTGCGGAGAGGTGTACGGGCACGATGCGGAGTGCGAGGCGTTCAAGGCAGGGTTCGCGGCGGGGCTGCAGCGGGCGATCGCTGCCGTCAAGGAAGCCACGCCGTTCCCGTTCAAGGCGAGCGCGGGCGACACGAGCGAAATGGAGGGGCCGTTCTGCTTCTACGGGCTCGGGGATGCGGACGACGCGACGATCGAAAAGGTGGAACGGATCGTCGGGCACTACCTGCTGAAAGTGCGCGGCGAGTTCGAGACCGCCGTCGGCAGGGAGATCGTGCGGCGCGGCGAGATCGTGCCGGGCTGGACGTCGTGAGCGAACAGAAGCCGACGATCGGACGGATGGTGCACTACCAGGCGCACGGGTCGCCGGACGGGACGCATCCGTCGGTGGCGAGGGCAGCGATCGTGACGGGTGTCCACGACGACGAGACGGTGGACCTGTGCGTGCTGAACCCGACCGGGCTGTACTTCAACCAGCGGTGCGTGCGCTCGGAAGAGGCGAAGGGCGGGACGTGGCGGTGGCCTCCGCGAGTCTGACGCTGTAGAGTCAGAGAACCCCACCGCGAAGAGCACTCGCGGTCCGACGCCTGTCCCTTCGCGGGGGCGGGCGTTTCTCTTTGCGCGAAAGGAAGCCGAGGAGGGCCGGTCAAGCGACCTGGGCTAGAGTACGCGCAGGAGACGACGATGGCGCACCACAAGCGGAAGCGACCGAAGCATCAGCGGGCAGGGTGCCTCGCGTGCAAGCCGTGGAAGGACGAACGCGGCGGCGGGAAGTACGCAGCGCCTGCGCAGCGAGGCGATGCGCGTCGACTGGAGGCGACTTCGTGGACGACGGTGACGGTCGCTGGCGACGCGTCGTTCATCGGGTGCCCGCACGGGCGGAGCGACTGGCGCCACTGCGTTCACTGCCTCGGGCTGAACCAGACGGTCTAGGTCGCCCCATCCCTCGGGAAGCAGTCTTGGCGGCGGCGACTTGCCACGGTGCGGGGCGTTAGCGCCTCTCTCACCGTCCGTAGGTGCGAGGGGCACCGGCCGATCGACCTACCGAGAAGGGCACGAACGCGGTCCTGTCGGCCCGGTTCGTCAGGGCAGGCGGCGCTCACTGGTCGTTCGCGTGTCCTGATTCTACCCAAGTCGAAAAAACCGAGGCGCGAAAATCGACGCGGGCCATGCTGGGCGCGGGAAAGATTGGTCAACGTAGGTTGACGAGTTCCGCAGGACGCGCGGAAAGCCGCACCAGCACTAGCGCAGATTGGTCAACTGCCGTTGACTATCTCTTGGACGTGCGCGCCGGGTTCACTGCGAGTGCGTGTCGCGGAAAGCCCCGCTATAGCAGTGATGCCTGCCCTTTGGGGTCGGCTTCGTTGGCGATGCGCGCCCGCGCAATCTCGACGTATTGCGCCTCGCGCTCGATGCCGATGAAGCGGAAGCCCTCGCGGATCGCGGCAACGCCGGTGGTGCCGCTGCCTGTGAAGGGGTCAAGCACGATGCCGTTCGGGGGCGTGACGAGGCGGCAGAGCCACGCCATAACGGCGACGGGCTTGACCGTGGGGTGGTGGTTCGCGGCCATTCGGACGCCTGCAGTGTGCTGGGCACCGCCCGCCTCGCGAACCGTCAGCCCCGCCTCGCGCAGGCCCGCCTCGCGCAGGCCCGCCTCGCGCTCGCTCCGGCTCGCCTTCGCGACGTAGAAGAAGCGGGACGCGCCGCCGGAGTCGGCGTGGAACGCTGGAGCCACGCCCTCGGGAAGCCCTGCGAACTTGCCACGTGCGACTGACGTGTTTGCGCCCCGTAACGACGGCCCGCTGGCCGGTGCGGACGCGCCCCGCTCCCCCGTCTGCGCATCCAGCGCCGCCGCCGCGTCCTCGTCGAGGATCACGTTCGCGGGCCAGCGGCCGACTGCTCTGTTCGTCTCCACTGGGCGAATACTGTCCGAAAGGGTCGCATGTCCGGTCCGGCCTGTCACGGGCCAGACGCCCTTCCCCTCGCCCGTCCCGATCCGGCACCCGTCGATGTTCAGCGCCCCGGTCCCGAACTCCGCGACGTTCCGCGCCACGGTCCCGACGAGCGGCTTGCGCGCGACGATGATCGGTTCCCACGCGGGCTTGAGCGCCGTGCCCCACCCGTCCCACGCGCCGTCGAGGTTGTGCGACTTCGGGAATCCGGTTCCGAAAAGCCAAGAGAAGCAGTCGCGCACTTCCCACCCAGCGTCCTCGATCGCGACCGTGAGCCGGTGGAACGTGCGCGTCCCGCCGAACGCGAGCAGGTGCGCGCCTGGCTTCGCGACGCGCAGGGCTTCGGCCCAGAATGGCACCCCCGGGACGCCGTGGTCCCACGACTTGCCCATGAACGAGAGGCCGTAGGGTGGATCGCTGACCACGGCATCCACGGAAGCGTCAGTCATGCCGCGCATCACGTCAAGGCAGTCCCCGTGGATGACTTCCCATTGCCTCGTTTTGCTCATTTGCTCTCCAGCAGTCTGCGCAGTCGCAGGTTCTCAGCGGCGAGGTACTGCGCGAGGTCGAGGGCTTCTTCAAGCGCCTCCTGGTTCCAGTCGTGGCCGTCGTCGTGGGTGAGGCCGGTGCCGTAGGTAGCGCGACCCTTGGCGCGGCGTTCGGCCAGCAGGGCGTCGAAGTGGCGCTCGGCGTCGGTATTCGCGGCGCGCATCCAGTCAGCCAAGGTCTTTGCTTCGCCCTCGGGCGTGCGGTCGACACCAACGAACACGTCATCGGCGCGGGTCACTTGCGCTCCTTGGCGTGCGGCACGCGCCAGGCGTGAACGAGGCGGGCGAGGTCTTTGCGGATGACCATTGCCTCCGCGACGCATTCCGCCTGCGCGTCGTCCATGAGGCGCTGCACGAACGCCGTGCGGTTGGTGATGCCGGTGCCGCGAGGCAACTTGTCGCCGTTGCCGCCCCACGCGACGAGGATGTATTTGGTCGCGTGCTCCCCGACGTCGTGCGCCTTGAAGCGGATCGTCCAGGAGACGTGACCGGAGGGGATGCCGGGGCGGGTGTTGCCGTGGGTGGAGGCGACGACCTGCAACTGGAAGGGCAGCGAATCGAAGGTCCGCGTGTGCTGGTCGGTCGAGATGATCCAGTCGGGAGTGGTCACTTCGTCTCCTTCGGCGTCTCTGCGTAGACGAGGGTGCGGAACGGCGACTCCTTCGGCGGTGTCTCGGTCCATCGGAAGCGCATCTCGCCCGGAGGTGACGGCAGCAGACGGACCGATCCGACGTCGGCGTAGCGGAACGGAGCGATGGCGACCAGCGCCCGCCTGCGCATCGCCGCCCTGCGCTGCTTCGTTGACCGGGACCACATCAGCGCCCCTCCTTCGCCTTGAGCGCGGCAGCGATGGTCGCCTCGTCAGTGAGGTCGAAGAAGGACGCCTGCCCGCCATGGGTCGCGCGCTTGGGCATCGATTCGTGCCAGACGAACGGGTGACGGCTGACCGTGCAGACGCCGTTGTCGCTGAGCGAGACGATGGGTTCTGGCACCTCCAGGAAGCCGCGATGACCAAGACGGGCGCGGAAGTAGAGCGCCTGCTCGATCGAGTCCTGCGTCTGGATCGTGAAGTCGAACAGGGCTTGGGCGGTGGTCATGCGTCCTCCGCGATGCGGGCAAGCGACCCGCCCGGCGTGTATCCCGGCAGCACGTTGCCGTCCGGGCGGAACTGCTTGAAGAGCAGCTTGCGCGTCACGGCATCGGTCGCCCACGCCGCGCCCTTCTTGCGGAACGGGAAGACGAGGCGGCGGATGCTTTCGTCGATGGTGTCGAGCGCCAGCCCCAAGTCCTTGTCCGGCTTGCCCGCCCACTTCGCGGCTTCCGTCGCGACCGCGTTGCCGAGCGCGTCGAACTGCGTCTGGAGCATCGACCGGATCGTGTCGAAGTCGCCGTAGAACTCCTCCGGTATCTCCTTGCGGATGCCGTCAAGGTCGTCGCCGGACTGCATCGCGTCCCAGATGCCGAGCGGCGTGATGCGGGAGGCGAGACGGTGAACGCGCAGGTACTCCGCGCCCTTCACCTTCACGCGGTAGCCCGACTCAAACCGGACGACGAAGCCCTCGCGGTCGCTGCCGAACTTCGCCACCGCGTCCACGATCTCCTCGATCGACTCGTAGTGGTACGACGTGGCGACGCGAGTGCCGAGCATCCGGGCGATCACCCAGAGGTCTTCCGTCTCGATCTCCTCGCCCGTCGCGCTGTATGCGCCCAGCATGACGAGGCCAGAGAAATCGTAGCGGACGACGATCTGGTTCTCCGGGTAGATGATCTCGAACAGGTACGTTACGCCGGATCGGAGTCCCGCGAAGCCGCGCTCGTTGAGCCACGCGGTTGCCCACTTCGCCTGCTCGCTGATGAACGATCCCTTGGTCGCGACACGCCACGTTTCGCCGTCGTGGAAGACGATCGCGAGCGACCCGTCCAGCTTCTCAAACACCTCAAACGGTTCGCTGGGCAGGTCGAAGCGTCCGCGCTCGCCGTAGTTGAAGAACTTGGGGAACGGCGTGGCGACGACCGTCTTCGTGCGCGTGTCGAGCACAATCCCGCGCGCCGCCTCCACGAACGAGTCCCACTCGCCGCTGAACGTCGCCTGCTGCGTGTAGCAGTAGAGAACCAGGTGCTCGGCCTCCGGGTGGGCGCGTCGGGCGACGAGGCGCTTCTCTGCGCGCGCGTCGAGTTCCGCCTTGAGCGTGTCGAAATCGGTCGTTCGGGCAATATGTGGCATTCATGGCTCCGGTCAGTCGCGCGTCAGTGCGCGAGGGACGTGTACCGCAGTTGTCGCCGCTTGACAACCGTCACGTTGCGGGCGAGTCT